TTTTGGAGTCGCGAGTGAATGTGAATGCTTTATATTTATTTTGTGCAATGCTTGTCGCTCATGTTAGCGCAAGTATGAGTTCTTACATATTGGGTATTTTAACCTGTTTTCCCCTTGTGGAAGCTGCTACCATGGTAGAGCAGACTAGTTCTTCTCCCATGCGTGACACCCTTTGGCTTGCAATTTTTGCCGGAGTGGTGAGCATGCTTACGCATTTCTTTCCGTCAATGAAGAAGGCTGCAATTAATTATGCCAAATGCATTGATGAAGAAGCCGGTTCTGAAATAGGACCCATGCCTCCTCCCGATTGGGAGAGAGTGAGTTATTCGGGGAGACCGATAAAGAAACAATCTGATCCAAAAATTCATTTGCAGTCAGCATCATCTCCGCGTCCGGACAGTGACTGGGATGAAATTGCTGATGCAACGAATGAGGCCTACTACCAAGAACTAGAGGAACAATCCAAGAAGAAGGTTGATCCAATGGAAGAGGCCATGGAAAAGTTGAGAAACTTCATGTTCGGATTTTCATTGAGAATTACATTACAATTCATCGTCACAGTACTATTTGCGTTTTATGAGTTCGTAATATTTGCAGCCTCCTACAATCCCGATACGGTTAATGAATTTTTCCGTAGACACAATTGGTCGCGTCACAGCATGCCTTTTGCAGTGCGCCATTGTCTGTGGAGTTTGTTTGGAACGCCCATTATTGCATGGCGTCGATTTGCAATTCGGTTTTATGAGTTCATTGGACTTCCCGTTTCGAGAATGCCATATTCAAGAACTGAAATCAAAAACAGATTGGCACGTGAGATGAAGCGAAAAATTGCGGTCTCCAGAGATGCGGCTTCAAGAGCACCAATGGTTGCTCTGGCAGCCACACGCGATTTTCTAGCGTCACCTATCAATGATGTTGCTGGTTTCTTTATGCGATGGTTTACCAACGCTTTAGAGCAAAAGACAACTTGGCAGAAGACAGTGGCAGCACATGACTTTTTGTCTGTGTTAGCACGTATCAGCAAGCAGGTTGACGTAGCGCGAATGAACACTTTTTACGGCATTGTTACCGAAGCTTGTGGTGTCCGATTGCAAAATGGAGAGACCAACGCTGATGAAGGAATCCTTAGATGGATTACGACACATGCTCGAAAATTGGGTGAGTGGTCCAAATTGAAAAGGCAAGTTAAGAAAACGCTTGCCAGTTTCCTTGTTGTGATGCCCGTCGCTCCTGCCATTATAGCGGGAGTTGATTTCACTGCCATTCGTGATTATGCAGAGAAAGCAATGACTTCCATTGTTAACACTTCAAACTTGAGTGACTTGATTTCTCATCTGTTGGATTTGTCTGCGTCTGTTGTCAGATGCTTGGGGTACGGTCCCCTTGCTTCAAAACTGCTACAGCTAGGACATCCGAATAGTGAAGAATTACGGTATGATAACTTCCTAGAAGAAGTAGATGCTGTGTTCGAGGGTAGAAAAGTTAACATGAGTGATATCTACAACGAGCTGCAAGAACTTCAGATGCATTACAAGAGCCGCCTGACGGTCCTGGATGACAATGAGAGAGGAAGATGTTCCTCCAAGTTATCTAGGTTGCGCCAAGTAAAAGCTAAATTGCACATGTACGAAAAGACAGTGCAAGAGAGACAACGACCTGTTCTTACGGCTTTGCAAGGAGGTGTCCAATTTGGAAAAACCTCTGCGCTGGAATACTTGGCATCCGTTCAATCAAAATGGGCTGAGCTTGGCAAGCCCCGACGAGGGCAAGCCATCGATGGTGCAAAGTTTGATTCTGCTAGACCATGGCACAACATCATTGAGGCTGATGATATTGGTTCACGAAACATCCAAGGTGGAGAAGACACTCCTCTGGATATGATTCGTAGATACGTAAACGTCAACAACACGCCTATCCGTAGTGCCATTGCAGAAGAGAAGGATACCATGTTTCTCAAGCATGTTGCTTTCAATGTAACTCTTAACAGTTTTGAGTTGATTCGAGATGAAGTAACTCCAGAAGCGGGTTTGGCCAGATTTGACCTAGTATACAGTGTCAAACCGGACCCAAAGAGATCCGTTGTGGAAGGCACTGCTACTATTCCGAGAGAGGAAGAAAGGCAAACACGTGCAGTTCCCACACATTTGCGGTTCCAGAGAGTGAGATTAAAACATTTCAATGGTACAGTCACACAAGAAAACATCGGCAAGGAAATGTCGTATGAGGAATGGATCGTTGAGTATAAACGCGATTGGATGTGCTACTACAATCGATACAAGAAAAAGTTCGAGAACAGCACTATGACTGACGATTCTATTTGTGAGCACGACAACTTTTTGGTCAATTGCCCCACTTGCAGTGAGGAAGCAATTTTGAATGGTACTGCTGAGCCGTGCGCGGTGTGTGAGGAACAACCTGAGCCAGATGTGCTTAGGGATCCAACCACTGATGTACATAAACAGGGTGCATTTGAAATCGCATGTGGCGCCTATTACGGCGGGTTACCAGGTGCGATAAACATGTATCTTGTTGAACGATTTCGGTTGCACTATTTGGCCATGATTTCTGAAGAAGAATGGTTCCATTTGCATGTATTTTGCTTATCACTTTTGTTGCTAGGCAGAGCTGTTGGCTATTGCTGGCTCTTGATACCTTTCATCTTGTCTTGGTTTGTTGTGGCCGTTGCACAACATCTCGTGTCCAGGTATGCTCTTTTTAGAAGCTTGGGACACTCAGAGTATATGCAACTAATCAGCAACTCTGCTACCTACGGAAAGTACGCTGTCGCAGGTTTGTCTGTTGCGGCTGTGTTAACCCACTTAAGAAGTTATAGAGAACAATCAAAGGTTCACTTGCAAGGGTTGACTCCACCAAGACGTGACGAGGATACTGTTGCGACTGACGAAGTGGAGAGTGACTCATCGTCGGATGAAGAAAGTTGCTTAGAGGAATTGCCGGACAAGCGTGAAGAGATAAACCGCGTTCAAGCAGAACGAAGCGCGCTGTCTGAGGTAGTTGATGCCCCGTGGATAAAACCAGAAATGGTTCCAACTTTGGGGGGCCCGTCATCATCTGGTGCGACACTAGAGCAAGTGATGAATGATTTTAGAAAGTTGCAATGGTCAATCCTTAACAAGGAGGGTAGACCTGAAGCCATAATGACACAAGTTCGCAATGGCGCTGTGCTGATGAATGCACACGCAATGAGAATCGTGAAACAAGATCGATTGGAACATGTGCGTAGGGTGAGGATAGCTGAAGATCAAAGTTCAGAAGAGGCCAATCCTGATGCATATCCGGATCATTGGTTCAAACGAAAAGTAACTTTTGATTGGTCCAGAATATACGTTGATGATGATCGTGACGTCGCCATAGTGAGAGTGACCAGAGGACTGCCTGATGTGGGAGACTATACTGGATACTTCTGCGATTCTGCAGGGTCGGAACCCGTTGCTTTGAGATGTGTTGCTAACGCATTCATGACAAAGGCATACAGTTCCGCTCCAATTGCGGAGAAATGGGTAGATGATTCATGTTTTAAGTACACAAGGGAAGTGGCCACAACATTGCCTAATTTCAAGGGCCTATGTGGTGCCCTGTATATTGATAAGGGCTCTCGTTCGGTAGTTGGAATGCATTTGGCAGGAGATGATCAGACGCGCAGCTATATGGCGTGTGTTGATTCTTCTGTTTTAAAAGCAGCGTGGAAGCATCTTGATTTAATGGAGCCAGTGAAAGTTCCAGTTCAACATGAATCGTACGGGTCCAAAGACAGGCGAGCACCAGAGAGCGAAAAGGGTATACATCGTTACTTGACAGGACCCTCTTGTATGCCAATTGTGGAAGGCTTTCTAACCAGAAAAGGTGGGAATGCGTCCGAATTGGTAGAGTGTCCTTTTAAGAAGGATGTGGAAAAATTAGTCCCAGGTTTCTTAGAGACGAAGGACTACATTCCACCCAAAATGTCACATCCCAATGTGCTAAACCGGCCTATTGCAATCCTGGCGTCTTCTCAATTTGAGGACGTTCCAGTGGAGATTGCCACGGCCGTACAGGATGAGTTGCATGAAGAATTGTTAACGATGCCACCTCCTAAGGCAGATATTCCCAGGAGGCCGCTCACATTGCGTGAAGCGTTAAACGGCATAGAAAACACCAACAAGTTCAGACCCATGAAAAACAACACTGCTGCGGGTGACTCAACTGGAGGTAAGAAAGGCAAGCTTGTCACCGTTTCTAACGGAGAGAGAAGATTGAAACCTAAGTACCAACGAGATTTTGATAAAGCCCATGCCAGAGTGATTTATGGTCTAATGTCAGGAACGTATTCCCACGCCTGCCCCAAGGATGAGGCACTTGCGTGGGAAAAGTTTGACGCTGGATTGGGCGGAGCGCCTGCTAGGGTGATGTTCGTTGACAGTTGGATTTTCTATCTGTTATGTACGATGTACGTCGGACCCATGTCTGCAGATCTTATCGACTATCCTGACTATTTTGAACACTCTATCGGAATTGATCCGATGAGTTTGGATTGGGATGCCAATGAGAAGCGATTTGACAATACCATTGAGGATGAACAAGCCGCTGGCGATTACAAGAAATGGGACTGGGCGCATGGAGATTCATTGCGCCAGTACAGCATGGATACAACTTATTTCCATACTAAAAACCGACTTGAATATCATGAGGATGATGCACGCATCGCAGCTGCATTGGCTTGGGAGTGTGCTAGAAGACCAGTTAATTTCGACGGAGTCATCTTGTCCGCTCCTCAGTTGTGGCAATCAGGTGTGAAACTAACCGCCGTGTTCGGCTCGTTGAAGAACAGATTTCTGTTCCGATGTGTTTTTACAGCATTGAATCCGGGCAAAAAGTGGAGAGACAATATCGTGCTCACAGTACTTGGTGATGATAATAGATCAGCCCGCAAGACTACTGGAGATCCTGATGTCGTGTGGAATCTCAAAGCCATCATTGCAAAACTGAAGGAATTTGGCATGGCAATGACTGCGGCTGACAAGACCGATGAAGCGGCATTTTCCACTAGATGGGAAACGGAATTTCTCAAGAGAATTTCAGTTTGGAACCCCGACTTGGAACGTTGGGTTGGAAAATTGGATATCAATTCACTCACTCGTCCATTGAAATTGTGGGCGAAGCCGGTAGATGATGAGGCCCAGTTCTTGGAACTTGTGCCTGGAATCAAACGAGAGTTGATCGCTTATGGCAGAGATGAGTTCCAGAAATGGGACAATGCAATAAAGGAAATCGTTCACAAGTACGAAATGCCCGTTACGAATGGGGTGATGATGACCTACGATGACATGATTGGTGATTTGAAAAATAAACCTCGTTCCAAACGCTCATTCCATTTGCAATCGGGTAGTCAAGAGGGAGGTGGAACTTTGGAAGTTCCTTCCTCTACTCAGACAGAAACCCAGAACGTCGAGACGCATGATGCAGGTGAAGTAGTTGAAGAGTACATTTACAGTGACGGAACTATAATGAATAGATCTGAGGAAAGGCACAGGATGCCCCCTATGATTGAAAGAGAGGTTTTTGTTGGATCATACGCCATTCCTTTGAATGCGTATTGGAGCCAAGATATAAGACCTCTGTCTTCTTTGATCGACACTGATTTTGTAAAACAAAGACTAGAGCATTTTCATGGAGCATGTTTTCAATTGCGCATTCGGTTTGCCCTTACAGCCACAAGATTCCATGCTGG